TTCTTTACCCATATAATATGGCAGATATTGTTCATGACACAGTTGAGTGTCCAAACCCACAGGTAATTTTGGTTGAGTCTATCAATCAAATGGCGGTTGCCACTAAGGCAGCTATTTGTAAGTCTCTAAAGGACTCACGAAACTATACTGATAGCCAGATTGCAGTTATTACTGCACAGCTTGAAGCTATTGATAGTCAGGATACACTCAATAAGGTAAATGCCCTTAAAGCACTCGTTGAGACACTAGACCTTGATACAGACGGAAGTATCGTTGATAACCTTCTCGATATTAAGAGCCTAGCTGATTCTGCTAAGACTGCTGCTGATGCTGCTACTGCTGCTGCTGCTGCTGCACAAGGTGCTGCTTCACAAGCTGTTGCTGACGCACTCGCTTGTTCACAAGCTCTTGCTTCTTTCCAGATTAGTGTAAATACTTCTATCGCTGCTCTTGAATCTCGTGTTTCTACACTTGAATCACAAGTTGGTGGATTTGACGCTCGTATTTCTACTGTTGAAGACCAAGTTTCACAACTTCAATCTTCTATTTCAAACCTTTCTAGCAATGGAGGAGGTACAGATGAAAATGAAGTTCGTACAATTTCACAAGATGAAGTTTGTAAGAATAACAAGAAAATGGCCGCTGGTCTTGCCGCTGCTGTTATCTCATTTATTCAGGTTCTTGAAGGTCCTTGCCCAGTAAACAACGATTAATCTCGTTTATAAAAAAGTCGCCTAAATGGTGGCTTTTTTATTTGTTTTGATTATAATACTTAAAAGTAACCTTTTAATATATGCTTTGAAATAATGTAGATGTAACTATATACCGCCATAATGACGGAAATGCTAAGATGGTACAGCATTCAGTACCTCCAACTCCACAGGAATTGACTCCAGAATGAGCTGAAATTTTGTACTATGCGAAGTTTCCACAACAATTTGTAAATGAGCTACAATGACTTACTGTAAAACATATAAATAATATACTATGTGATTATCTACCATAATACTAGAGTGATGAAAGTATTGTGAATATTCTCTTTGAGAAAAAGAAATATATTTTATATTTCCTAACTGACAAAAGGATTCACATACTTTTGATATTATAGATGATAATAATATATCAATCGGCAATTTTATGTATAGAATATGAAAGGATAAAGCAACATTCTCATGATTAAAACAATAAGAGAGCTATTCTCTCGAAAAATGGTGGTAAATACTACCAAAAGCCAATACCTAGATTATGTTATTCGATATACTAAAACTATATGAATAACACTTCCGGAGGTAGAAAAAGCAACAGAATTAATAAAATGGAGTACTCCATGACTTAGGGTAATAGATTTTGCTAGTCTAACAAATATATTTCCAGATGACATAGTGATATTTGATACAGATCATATATGAATTGCCTCAATATGAAGTAATCTTGAATATATATATCTAGTAGAATGATATTGAATAGGAAATAGGATCACACAATATACAACAAAAGACTCTATTGTATGAAATGTGATTTGAATAATCCGAAAAATATAATAAAATAATAAAAGAAAGTAAGTCCTCCTGCATGAGACTCCGTAGGTTTCTCTATATATTGCAAGAGGCTTTTCTATTTGACTTTTTTTTTTATTGAATATTATCTAAATAACTCCACTAGCCTGGAGTATAAATAACATCAGCTACGCCAATAAGTTATTCTTGTTGTATAAAAATATAGTCTTGGCAGAATATATTTAGCGAATATAGCACTTCCTGTGGAGGTGTTTTTTTATTATAATAAAAATGCCCCATTTTAGAGGCTATATTTATTTTTCTATATATTGAGTAGTAAAATATATTGAAACGATTTTTGAGGCACTTATTTCTTATTTTTTCAAGTAAATAGTGTTGGTATTCATAATAGAATTGATCTCATACAGTTTTGTTCATTATCATCTACAAATAAAACTATATCGTATTCTTTTTTTAGCTTCTTTAATTCCTTATTCTTAAAATCTGCTTGGTTTGTTCTATCATTCTCTGGCCTCATTATCAATTCTGTAATATTGAGACTTGGGAAATTTTCTTTTATCCATAGAAATGTTTTTACTCTGCATGACTCATTTCTTCAAGTAAGTATCTTCACTTCAAAACTTTTAGAAAGGGCCTTTACTATACTAACATATGTTGAGCTTATTGCTTTATCCATATTGCATAGATTGAAGTATGCGTCCCAGTCTTTAGCTTTTGCAAAGTGTTCTCTATGAGATTGATTTGCAAGGACTTCATCAAGATCGCAAACGATTATTTTATTCATATATTTCAAGTGTTATTCAATTTATAAGTCTCATGTTTGAGTTTAGAGCCAACTCTACTGCTAGTTTATATTTTCACATGATATGATCTATCTGGTGTGGTTTTCGTAAATCAATTCGTTTGATTTCTTTTCATTCTTCTTGGTAATCCAAGAAGTTTCAATTTCTGTATAGGTGCATATTTACATTTTTTTAATTAATTTGTATTCTCATGAAGGAATAAATTGTTCTACTATATCCATTTTAATACAATGCTTATTTCAGTTTGTTGGTTTTACACAGTTACTTGGTCAAGTATTTCTAAATCTGGAATTCATTTCATCTTCTATTTGTACTATATGATTTTTTCAATTTGTATCCTGTATCATTATCTTATCTCACCATTTTAATCAAAGTGATTTTCGAACATCTATAGTAAGGGCTACAGGATTAATAACATGGCGAAGGTCTTTTCATGAAGCACCAATGGTTGGGGATCTATCTGTTTGTCATGCTTTCAAATTGTAATATGTTGCATAGATAGTATCCCCCCATTTCCATTCATTGTATGTAACACCCTTTCTTTTATTATCAATTGCCTGTTCTCTTTGGCCTGTAAAGTATCGTTGAGAGGCCCAAGCTCCATTTGGAGTCAATCTCCTATACTCGAAGTGTACATGGTATCATGTTGTAACTCAATTCAATATCATCTGGCCTATTCTTATTCCTGTTGTAACAATATCTCATTTCTTTAATTTTGTTTCAGTATGTCATAGATAGAAAGACTCATCAGTTGGTAATCAATCCTTCATAGCTCTAAGTTGTATAAATGATCAGAGTAGATTATCATATCAAACAAACTCTACTAGATACGATATACTGTTTCATCTTAGATCAGGAACATAAATTTCTGCCTTTCATCATTTACCTCATACCGCTCAAAATTTACAAGCTAGATCAGTCGCAAACATTCATCACCTATCTGGCCTAACATGATTATTCTCTGTCTGTGATACATAGCAATCGTCTGAAATCTTTACTGGTCAAAGTAGTTTCTCTGGACCTAATCCTTTGGAGGGTACTGGAATAATGCTTCCAGTTGTGTTCAATTCTTCACCAAATGATCGACCATCACATCATACTATTTCAATATCTTGCTTAATCTCTTCCTTAATAGCGTCAATACATTTTGATAGTTTTTTTACTTGTTTCATATAAGTATCAATTTGTATAGATCTTTCATAGTCATATCAAGCAATCCTTTCGATTTTCTTTTTTTCACTTTCTAGGTCAATTGCAAAGGTAATAGTTGCAAGTACAAGTGCTATAAGTACACCTGTTGTAATGTTTTTTTGTGTCATAGTATTATTTTACTTTAAAGATATAAGTTTCTAGGTTGTTCTTAAATTCAGAGATAATCCTGTCCGCTATTTCTTTTGATTTCATGTAATTAAAAGTTGTTTGTGAAGTATTTGAAAGATATATTATTGCATAGAACAACCCACCTCAATCATGATAATATGATATAAAAAACTTTTTTTGTTGTGAATCCTTCCAATCTGGTACCCAACCTTCATTCAGTTCATCTATCCTATCGTTTATCTCCGTAATTACTACCTGTCTATTAAGTGCGAACTGTGCTTCTTCCAATGTCTTATAGTAGTTTCACATATTGAATCTACACTCATCATCAATTGAGTAATTATCCAAAGAACATATAACCACTCAGACATCATTTATAAACCAATATTTATCTCAACAAACCTGCTTTCTCCCATACTCCTTCTTTGGAGTAATTGCCTCAATCTGTTCTTCCGTAAGTTCGATGGAGATTTCTTTACCATCTTCAAGTTTTAATGTTGCTTTCATGTTGTGTTGTTAATTTTTATAAGGTCAGAAGTCCAGTTCAGTCCATGCTCATCAATTACTAAATTCCCAGTAGTATCTCTTAGATGTACCATCTTTGAATATTACCTTATATACACCTCCTCATAATGAAAAACTACTTGTTCTTAATGGTTCATACACTTTTCGTTTCTTCTTATCAAGATTTTCATCGAGATACTCCTCTTCAACATATATTCAAAGCCGTTCAACCTTTACCGCTCATTCTATATTGAAGTCTTCAATATTTACTGTCTTTAATACTACTTCTTCTTTCTTGATATTCTCAGGAATCTTTATATTTTTATGCTTATTTATACTATTTCCACACGATACCAGCAATGTAGCTAGTAGTATTGTAATTATGTATTTCATGTTGTTATTTATTAAGTATTACTATAATTAGTATAAGTTTATTATCAGTTACCATAACCATCACCATCACCATAACCAGAACCAGTACCAGTACCAGAACCATAACCATAACCATAACCATAACCATAACCAGTACCATAACCATCACCATAACCATCACCATAACCATCACCATAACCATTACCATTACCATAACCAGTACCATAACCATTACCATTACCAGTACCATAACCATTACCATTACCAGAAATATGTTTAAAATCTTTTTTCATATTACTAAGGGGTATGATTTACTACAATCTGGATTGAGTTCATTGCTTTTTCCGTACATGGTATAACTTCGATTACTTCAGTAAGTCAAACTCTAGCTACCTCTTCAGCGAATTTACAATCAATCGCTTTTCTAACTCCATTATTCGCTAGTTCCGATAGAGTGAATTTACTGTCCCATTTCCATAATCTACGAGCGTCATATACAATCTCTCATGCTTCACATGGAAATTTAATCCAACCTGCCCATACTCATGCAGAATAAGTTCTCACAATAGAGTATGTAAGTCCATCTTTTACTTCTGCCTGTTCTTTTACTAAGTCCTTTCGGATATATTCAATTCCATCAAGAGTTAGTGTATTTTTAGTAGTTGTCATATTGTGTATTATTTAATTATAGCTGTATAAGTAGTTCCGTTTACTATTACCTCAACTTCCTTACCAGATAGACTTCCCGTCTTCAAATCCTTTATATCATCTTCCGTAATTCCCGTAATGAATGTAAATCATATCGAAGTGTGGTATATCGAGATATTCTTGTTTTTCCTCTTTTGAGAGTGTATTCCACATCTTCCTAAATCCGTTTTGAAATCGTACTTCGTAATCATCACTTGAATTAAGTTCAATTTTATGATAGATTTTCTTAATATTTACATACTCATCTTTCGATACTTCTGTATTGAATACTCGGTATCTTTTCTGTTGAAAACTGTTTTCATCGTTGACTTTCTCTGACCAGCAGAAGTAATTGTATTCCGTCATTTTTAGGTTTCTGCAGTAATCGCAGAAATTGCAGGAATTGCAGGAATAGCAGAAATCGCAGGAATAGCAGGAATTGCAGAAATCGCAGGAATAGCAGGAATTGCAGGAATCGCAGGAATCGCAGGAATCGCAGCCATTGCAGGAATTGCAGGAATAGCAGGAATTGCAGGAATAGCAGAAATCGCAGAAATTGCAGGAATTGCAGTTAGTATTGTTCATATTATATGTTGTTATTATTAGTATTTAAGTCTCCATCAATAATAGAAACAAGTAAGCAAATAGCATTATCAAGTTCCGATAATTGAGTTCATACATCATGCGTAACATATTTATCATTATAAACTATGCTAGCCAAATCAGCTATTGCGTCTCTTACTGCTTGCTGATCCAATGTATCTAAAGTAGTTTTGCTCATAAAAGTAAAGGTTAATAAATAAGCATGAGTAGTATAGATTAATAATTTTCAAAGTCAAATAAAAAAGAAAAGAAAAGAAAATAAATCCGCACCATTGATAAGTGCGGATTAAAGTAGCTAACCTTTACATGAAATCTACTTGCCCAAGATAGGCATTTGATTTATACTCGGATTTTTAATATTTTCAAGTCTTTTTTCGCTGTCAATCATGATCTGGTTAATCTCATTAGAGATTAGGTATATATCATAAGCAACGAATGATAGTACCGATAGTATAATAAGTAGAAAGTATTTCATATTATTTTGAATTATTACCCCAGATTATTTCCTCATATGGATATGCAGAACAGTATAGCATTCTAACACTAGAATGATTACCAAATAAATATTCATGTGTTCATACCTCTCATCAACATATAGAATCATAAGTAGAGAAAAATGTTGCAATAAGAGCAATTGAAGTAAGTAGTGCGAGTTTCATATAATTAAAATTAAAAAATAGGTTGTGGGCAAATGAGTCAGATGTATTCCTCCAACTCTTCCTGTGTCATATATTTACAAAGTGGCTCATCTAGTTTTACATTATCTATTTTTGAGTCCCACTCTTTCCATGACTTCTGAAATTTCTTCACTCTTTCCTCTCAAAATATTTCCATAAGCTCTGGATCTCCAGAAATAAGTCATTCAAGTATTGCCATATGTGTAAAGGTTATAAATGTTATCTAAGTAACAGGAGTATTATTATATATAATGTTTTCAAAGTCAAATAAAAAAGAAAAGAAAATAAAAAATCCCTATTTCTAGGGATAAAACTATTTTTGTTTTGAATTCCATTCTATAACAAGGAGCGAATCTCAATACGATGGTGTTATATTTCTTTTTTTTATAACACTCATATGCGATGGTGTTCTTCCTATGTATTCAACTAGATCAGCAAGCTGTCATCTCTGTGTAATTCATTTTATTATATTTCTTGCTTCTTCGAGCTTCTTCATTTTATCTGGAGATAAATTATATGGCATATATATTTGAATAGTGATTAATTAAGTTGTCTAAGTCTCCAGAATTTGGAGATGGTATAAAAGGAAATTTTATTAGTATAGTATCAATGAACTGTTTGAACTCAATAGTATCTAGGTCGCTTGTTCTTTTTTGTATTACTACTCGTTTTCTTTTATCAATTGGATTTTTGTATTTTTTAGATGGTATAAAAGCAGATATTATCGCTTCTTTTGCTTCTTGTAGTCATTCTGTATTCTCTATACCTGGAACTATATATCACATATGTTCGGCCAGCATTGGAAGGACTACTCAATGGAAATATCTATTCTGATCATTAGATCGTTTTAATCTAATCTTTGTTATTTCTAGATCGTATTCTCAATCTTTAAGATTTCAAAATATTTCCTTGATAGAAGTAGGAGAGGATATTCCCTCTCCATTTTTCACTATCTTTATTTTCATACCTATTTTCGTGATACTGATACTATTTGTGCAAATGTTCGTACTACAAGTGGTATCTGTTCTCCATTCTCATCAAAATAAGTTTGATTTTTATCATTAAATACATGGGCAGTTTTTAGTTTTTCTTCTCGATTTTTTAGCATTGCTTCAATTCGTGCATATTCTGGATCATCAGAAAATTGGTAACTTGCTCGTTGGCTTTCTTTTGCAGAAAATCATGCTGGTAACTCTTTCCATTTAAAGTAATACTCCTCAAATCATTCTTTAAACTCTTTCTTTATTCCAGATCATAGTTTTTCAATTTGATGTGCAAGAAGATATGCTTTATGTGGCTCTTCTTGTAATGATCGGATTTTAGCTTCGAGTATTTGGAGTCAATCTAGCTCCTCAATTAGTGTAAGTGTTGTCATATTATTATTGTTATTAGTTGCAGAAACTTGATGGATATTTGAATATTAGATTTGTTATTTCTTCAGTCATTTTTTTAGAGAAAATATAATCTGATTTTAATTTACTTTTTGAGAAAACAATTCATGCATTTATATCTTCCTCTAGTGCTAATAAATCTGGCTCATTAAACCAAGGTTTATCAGTAGATTTTACTGCCTTGATAGGAGTAGAAGAATTTGCAGAGTTTCCATCGTCATCATCAGTAGATAAATCAAGAAGTGATTGTATATTATATCTTCGAGCATATGTCATAGATGATCCAACCTCCTGTGGTTTATTTCAGAATATAGGAAAAATAGACTCAATCTGCTCTCCACTCTCTATATCACAAACAACTGTTTCTAGTACTAGAGAGTCATTAATGAATTTTGTATAGTGTGCGATTGAAATTCAATGCTTCACTAGTAGTTTATTAATCTCTTCAAGTATAGAAGGTAGATCAGCATACTTAGATTTGAAAAAAGGATTTTCAGACTCTTTTTTGATAACTACCGCCTCACTCCGGAACTTTAATAGTTTTGCCTGTAATTGCTTCATATTTCGTAAAGGTTAATAAATAAGCAAAATCATTGTATATATTATATTTTTAAAGTCAAATATTTTCATTGAATTTAATTATATCAACCGCCTCACTCCAACCATGTGCAATTGTAGCCTCTACATTATTTATAGATCTAAGTGCGTCAATCCATTCTATCTGCTCATCTTCAATATGTGATCAGTTCATTCCTCATCGTACTCATTTCTTTTTTTTAAGTTCTATAAACAAAAGCGATCATCTCTTTAGAATTATCATGTAATCTGGAATACCCTTTTTCACACCTTCAAGTTTATTGCGTATCTTTACCGATTGGTATGGTGTAAATGTTTCACTAGGTATCTTTGTATACTTATATCAGTTACGCGATAGCCATGAGGCAAGGAGCATACCTTCTGATGACTCTGTAAGTCAATTCTTTGTTCTCTTTAATTGCATATTAATCTAAATCAGGTCATTTATATTTTAATAATGTAGTTTTATTGAAATGACATGAGAAGCATACAAGTGCAATATTCGTTTTATTAAGTCTGTATTCTTCACCTCTGGATTTTGGTATTATGTGGTCAAAATTATGTGCTTTTGCTTCTCTTAATATCTTTCAGCATAATTCGCATAAATGAGGCCTTTCATTCCATATCTCTCTAAACATATCAGCTTCTCATGTTTTCTTTTTCTTTACTACTGTTACTCGTGGGCCTATTGGTAATAAGTCCTTCCAGTTATCGCTTTTCATATGTATAAATTGCGTAACTATCTTTAATCGTTCAATTAGAATTAGTAATATGTATTTGTTCTGAAAGTATAAATTCATTTGTTTTTTTAAGTCGATTTCGAACTTTATACATAAGAGAATTTATATTACAGCAATGCTTTCAATTGATTTTCAATTTTCGTATTTCTGAAGTAGTTAATACTTTTTTCTCTCTAAACTGGTCAATAAGTGCCTGGATTTGCGATGAAGCCTGTATAGTGTCAGGCAATGTAAAAATTCAAAACATATTAAGCTGGGATAAATTGATAAACTGTTTCCGAATCAAGAATAATAAATGATCAGTCACTAAGATCTAGAATATCTAGTACTTCAGTATTATTAGCCATTCTAAATTCTGACTCGATAGTATTTCTAGTCATAGTTCCAGATACATTTGTATAGTTTTCTGGGTATCAAATTTCCCAAAACCTAGTAGTATATTGCATATTTCGTAAAGGTTAATAAATAAGCTAGTAAATAGTATTCACTTTATAATTAAAGTCAACTACAATAATGAAATTACTATTGATCCATCTGCACCACAACAAAAACTACTTGTATCTCTCCAGTTACTCATAACAAAATCTACATCATAATTGCAAGCCTCTAACATCTGTAACATTTTCTGGTGGTAGTATGGATAAAATCTATTTTCTGTTTTTCAATTCTTGTCAATAGAGCATTTAAAAGCTGGGATAGTAATCTCTCAATCTTTTTCATCAAGAATAGAGTAGTGCTTCAATAGATTTCTATAGTCTGGAAATAAGTTCCAAACTTCAATAGGCGATTGTGCTGTTTTCATATTATTTTCAAAGTAAAGTTTTAAGTCGTTCCATATCTGCGAGAGCTTCAGCTCTTTCTGGTGTTATTTTCTCTTCATGAGGAATAACTTTTGAAATTTCATAAATATTATAGAGTCAATCATTTATGTTAATAAATGGAGGACATCATTTATCTGCTAGTATTTTCATGAGTATTTCCCCTCATTCACTAGATACTTTCAAAGGATCTTCAATTCACTTAATAAACACATTATAGTGTTTTTTGTATTGTACAATATTTGACATATTAGCTAATTTTAATTTGAGATAAAACCTCTCTTCTCGCCATTATTTCCTGTTTACCTGTATTATAACCTTTTTCTTTCGGATATACACTAAGCCATCATTTTAGTGTAGCTTCTTCAAGAAGCTCTATTTGCTCTTGTTCTGTATAACCTTGCATTTTATTCAATAAAAGCTGTTTTGCTCTATCTGTCATAGGCTTTCTCATTTTATTTCTCATAATAGCATACTGGTCCAGAGATAAATCCAATTCTGATTTTTCTTTTGAAATGCAAATTTCAGTACTATATATTTCTTCTTTAGAAGAAATTGTATTATTAATTGTATTATTAATATCTATATTATTATGCTTCGCCTTTCCCGAATACCCCTCTTCGGTTTTGGCGAATACCCTATTCGCCTTTCCCGAATACCCCTCTTCGGTTTTTCCGTATGTATTTTTAAGCAAAACTCTCATAATTCTTTCATTTCATAATCACATTTCTATATCTAAAATTCATTTATTTTTTAATGAATTAATTATTTCTGAAACTCTTGATTTACTTAATCAAAAAAAATCAGAAAAATATGAGTTACTAGCAAAACATCATCTCTCATTATCCAAACTTCTTATCTCAACAAGGAATATCTTTTCGTATATAGTTAATCATTTCGATAACCATATCTCCTTGCTTATCCATATGCCTTCAAATTCTCGTGTCATAATTATAAAAAATAAACTCCCTACTCGTAAGCCATCTTTTCAGATGTAGTACCGCTTACTTTCAGGAGATATAAATGTTAAGTCTTTTTGGTTGTCTAACCATCGCACAGGGTACTATTCTTTGCGATAATGGGACAACCACTCAACAAGAACGATTATACATATAGTAAAATAAAGTCAAATAAATTCATCTATTTTCTTGATATATTAATTTTTATAGATATAATAAACTCACAATAACCTTTACAATATGTTCAATAAAGATTTCTTCCCAACACCATTCGAGATAGCTTACAAAATGATAGATCCATACAGATGAATGTCTAAACCTTATATCCTAGAGCCATCTGTATGAAAATGAGATATAGCAAAAGTTATAAAGAACGCATTCAGAGATTGTAAGATATTTTGAATAGAAAGCGAGCCAGAACTTGCACAAATAGCTAAAGAGCATTGCACTATTATATGAAATGACTTCCTAGAGTTCCAAACAGATATAGACTTCGATTTAATTATAATGAATCCTCCATTCTCAAATTGAGATGAACACTTCCTAAAAGCATGGGAGACTATAAAAAACTGATCCATTGCCTGTCTACTAAACTCAGAGACTATAAACAATCCATATAGTGAAAAAAGAAAACTCATTCAAAAGATTATACATGATAATAATTGAACAATAGAGCAGTTATGAAGCTGTTTTGTATCAGCAGAAAGAAAAACATGAGTAGAGGTTGTCCTAGTCCGAGTGTCAAAGGTTACAGATAGAATATTCCAATTTGGTTGATTTGAAGCAGATAAGGTAGATTATGAAGAAATAAGAGAAACATGAATTGCAACACTCAACAAATGTAAAAATATCGTGGAATTATACCAGAAAACAAAAGAGCAATATGCTCAATGAGTTGCACTCATAAGAAATGCACATTCAATGGCCAACTCAATAGCAAAAAACTATGAGCTAAAACCTTTTGAAATAGCAAATGAATGCTGAACAGTAAAGAATATAGTCCAGAATTATACAGACAAACTGAAATACTGAATATGGAATATGATATTTGAAGAGCTTAATATTTGAAATAAACTTACATCTAAGGTAAAAGCAGATTTCATGTATAAACTCAAAGAGCAATGAAATGTAGCAATATCAGAACAAAACATTCAATTATTCGTACAGGCTATATTTGAAAATTGATCACAGATAATGGAACAGGTAATTATTGAAGTATTCGATATATTCACTCGATACTACGATGAGAATAGGTTTCATGTAGAGTGATGGAAAACAAATGATAAATGGAAAGTAAATAAAAAGATTATACTTCCAAATTATATCACATATGAAAAGACATTCGACTCATTTCATCTATCATATCATAGGTGATCCGGAGATATTCTAGACATAGACAGGTGCATGGCACATATTATGTGAAAAGATATTAAACAGATAAAAACACTTGAACAGACTCTAAGAAATATGTTTAATGAAAAAGAGATGACATGAGAATCTGAATTCTTTAAAATAAAGATATTCAAGAAAGGAACTCTCCATATAGAATTCATGGATCATTTCCTCTGGCAAGAATTTAATATGAGAGCAACAAGCTGAAAAAAATGGCTTCCAGAAAGAGAAGAAAAAGCATGGAAAATGAACAATAAATTTATATAAAATACTTGCTTTTTTTCGCATACCATATATACTCACTACATGAAAACAATCAAAGAGATAAAAGAACAAATCGAAAGACTTCGGAGAGTAGACTCTGAAGTTGCACAAAGAGATTTGATGATACTAGAATACATTCTCGAAGAGATTATAGAGGTCCGACCAGAAGAAGCTGAAGTAATATTGAAAGAACTCATAAAAGTACTAGCAGAGGATTGAAGTATATGAGCATTAAGACACATTAATCGAATACTTTATATCTTACTCTAGTATGAACTCACTATACAACATGAAGAAACCTATTAAGGTTAAAGTAGAATGAAGTACAGTAAAATTAAAAGACTATGCAAAAGAAATATGAGTACAAGGTAAAGATTATATGAGACTACGAATGAGAATAAAGAACTGATATACAATAGAACAAGCCATTCAAGATAAACCAGTAGACAGAGTAAATAAAAAAGCATTCACAGTAGAGTATAAATGAAACACTTACTGAATATGTAGAATAATGGAAGCACTATGAATTGATTTATCTTACAGAGCTGCTATACTATACAGGCTAAAGAAATGAAAAACATTTGAACAAGCAATAACCCAATATAACATATGTTTGAAATAAAGACATTAAAGCTATCACAGCTAAAATGAAACTCATGACAAATACCATGAGTACCTAAGAATCCTCGTATTATTAAAGATGATAAATTCAAAAAGCTAAAAGGAAGCATAGAACAAAATCCAGAGATGTTAGATCTCCGAGAGCCTATCGCAGTAGATTATAATAATGAGTATATTGTAATATGCGGTAACATGAGACTTAAAGCAATGAAAGACTTATGATACACAGAATCTAAAGTAAAGGTACTTCGATGAGATACTACTCCAGAAAACATAAGAGCCTATATTATTAAGGATAATGTAGCATTCGGATCAGATGACTGGGACAGCTTAGCAAATGAATGGGATATAAAGGAACTAGATGATTGGGGGGTAGAGCTAACAGAACTAACACCTACAGATGAAACTATAAGCGATGAAGAAAAGAAAAGTGTTATTGAATTAAGAGTAGTACTAACAAACACACAAGAACTAGATACTCTAGCAACAGAGCTAAAAGATAGATGATATAATGTGAAGAAATAGTAAAATACTATAAATAAAATATATATAAAAAATATTTTTTTTATAAAAATTTAGATAAACTTTTATAACTATTCAAAAACTATGGGAGAAATTATACAAAAAAGAATGAAATGAAAAGCAAATACTAATGGATTTAATAAAAATCCACAGAACATTCTATGAAAGTGAAGACCTAGAAAATGAATATCATTAGTAAATGAACAATTAGCAAATGAATGATATGAGCCAGCTAAAAAACAAGACATAGAGTCAACATATCTACAAATGCTACAATTAGAGGAAAAAGCAATACAAAAAATGGTATGAGATAGAACAAAGCCAATGCTTGTTCGTATATTAGCAAAAAATATGTTATCAGTACGATGATTTGATATAATAGAAACTATGCTAGATAGGTCTATATGAAAAGCAACACAGAAAACAGAGAATGAGAATATAAACACAGAGTTAGTTGTAAGGGTTTGATTACCAGAAGAATAATGAATACAATCCATCACATAGTTCCAAAGTCTAAATGATGAGCGAACAACGAGAAGAATTATATACTTCTCAATGATATATATCACAAGGCATTCCACAGGATCATGTCAAACAGAACTCCAATAGAACAAATAGAATATATTAGAGCAATAAATGCAAAAGCACTCACAAGAGATGTTCAAAACGATATAAAGAAACTCATAGACTCACTCCAAGATGATGAGTATGTGTACAAGAAAGGAGTATTAAGACCAAAATAATATGTTTATCGACTTCTCCGACAAATCACTATACAACAACAAGTACATACCTATCATGCACAACAAGAAGAGGTATGTACTTTTGATGTGATGAGGTGGAAGTGGAAAGAGTACATTTCAAGCACAGAATGAAATAATAAAGACTTTCAGCTGAAATAGGCGACTACTTTGTATTCGTAAAGTAAAGGATACCTGTAAAGACTCTGTATTTTCAGAATTGACTGGAGTAATTGAAGAATGGGGACTATCACAGTACTTCGATATAACCAGAAGCCCACTATCAATAAAAAACAAGCTCACATGAAGTGATATATTATTTCGTGGTATAGATGACCCAGAGAAGATAAAATCAATCCGTAGGGTATCAAGAGTATGGATAGAGGAAGCAACCGAATTAGATAGAGAGGACTTCAATCAAATAGATCTGCGATTGCGATGACAGACAGATATGCAAATAATCTGTACTTTCAATCCTATCGACCAAGAACATTGGCTTAATCTGGACCTATGGCAACATTGAAGTACTGACAATGTAGAATGCCTCCATACAACCTTTCTAGATAATAGATGGGTATGAGTAGAATATAGAGATGTAATGGAACGATTGAGAATTCAGGATCCTAGAATGTATGAGATATATGCACTAGGCAAATGGGGAAGCAGAGTGGAGTGAATTATATTTGATAAGTGGACCGAGATAGATACTGTACCAGAATGAGCAAGAGAGCTATGATATGGCCTAGACTTCTGATATACAAACGATCCTACTGCTCTTATAAACTGATTTATATCAGATAATGCCATAATACTAGATGAGGTACTATATAGAACAAAGATGACTAATTGAGATATTATAAACATTTTCAAATCAGAAGAGATAGATAGTAGAGATGATATATTTTGAGATAGTGCAGAGCCTAAAAGTATAGAGGATATATACAGGGCATGATTTAATATAAAACCAGTACTGAAAGGTCCAGACTCTATACAATATTGAATAGATATACTCAAAAGCTATGAGATTAAAGTAACAAAGAGAAGCCTTAATCTAAAGAAAGAACTCAACAACTACTGCTGGGCTAAAGATAAGAATTGAGTAGTATGAAAAAAACCTATAGATAGTTTTAATCATGCGATTGACGCAGCAAGGTATCTAGCTATAATGGCACTATGAAAGCCTAAATTACAATTTAAAGTCTATTAATTATTATGCCATCATACAAGAAAGAAGATGTTGCTTGATACCTCGTATCAAAATCATGGAAACGATGTGTAGTTTTTCTTAAACTATCAAGGCATAAAGTATGGAATGGCTCACTTCAATGAGATTGGGAAGAATATAAACACTCTCTACTGGCAGTATTTAGAGACTCTGAAGCAAGAATAATAATGTGGCAAACTTTTGATTGAAGAGGTTGAGATAGGAAAAGCATAGATTATAAGGAGAAAGAAAAAGTAAAACTTCCATACTCTAACTATGAGATAGATGAGCTATGCAGGCAGGCAATCAAAAACATAAGTGATAGATATAATTAAACATATGGGAATATTCAACAACATCTTCTCGAAGAATGAGAAGCCAACAATTAGAGCAAGCGGTAGTGATGGACTTTCTTTCACTTATTCAACAGACTTTGAGGTATTCTATAAAGTATACGAACAAAATCCATATATTGAGACTTGTATTGATAAGATTTCAAACGATATAGGAAAGTATGGTATCTTATTAAAGAGAGGTAAATTTGAAAAGGATATAAATATATTATGAGACCTTGTAAAATACTCTCTGGACCTAAATATCAAAACATTCATTAAAAGACTATGGAGAGATTATGAGATAACATGAAATGCTTTTGTATATATAGCACGAACAAAATCAGGTAGAGTAGAATGACTCCAGATACTAGACCCTCGATATGTAAAGCCTATAGTAAGTGAACAATGACAGGTAATGTGATACTATCAAAACCTACAAGGTATTCGTACATTTACAAAAGATGAGGTATTCCATTTGAAAGGCGATCAAGATACAACAAATGAAGCAATCGGTAGATCTAAAATGCAATCACTATTCCTAGACCTAGAGAGTGATAAGGAAGCAAAAGAAAGCAACTGGGCATTCTTTGCAAATAATCAAACACCTTCTTCTCTAGTAGTTCTAGATCAAGAGTTCAGAGAGCCAGATGAAGCAACACTAAAAAAGATTAAAGATCTATTTCAAGGTTGAAGTAATAAGGGCGGAAAGAATAAGCACAGGACCTCTCTTATTCAATGAGTAAAAGAAGTTATAAAACTTCAAGATAAGATTGAAGACGCACAGTTTTTAAACCTTCGTAGATTTACACTAGAGCTTGTATGTGCTAGATACGGAGTACCAAAAGATATTCTATGATTTACTGAAACAAGCAATCGCTCTGTATGAGAAAATCAGACTGATAACTACTGGGATATGATAGAGGGGTATGAGAAACAACTATGAGAGTTTCTCACTTCAATAATATCAAAGATATTTCCATGAGAGAAATATGTAGTAGAGTTTGTACAGGATAATGTCCGTAAGCTGACTAAAAAGTCATCTATAGCAACTGATTTATATGAGAAGGGAGTAATAACTAGAAATGAGGCCAGAGACTTCATACAATATGAGAAGGTAGATGGAGAGGATACCTTTAAAGATACCTTTTCAAAAACCCAAAATACAGCTATTATATAGATATGCAAAAGCTAAATATTGAAACAAATGCAGTATTGCAGAAGCAAGAAGCTCCAGCAAATATTAAAGATTTAATCCCAGACGGTGCTATCTACTTTGAATGAGTAGTAAGCAATGGGGATTTTAATCGTAATGGATATATAATTGATAGTAATGCTTGGTTTTTCGATGGTTGAAAGTTTACTAATGACTTTATCAAAAACTGAAGTGTTCTATTCAATCATGAAGCAGATAAACCAATAGGGCGACCACTATCATTCTCATTAAACTGAAAAGAGATAGTAGTTACAGGATATGTATTCGATGATGTATATACAAATTGAGCAATAGGTAGATGACTACTCAAATGACTTTCTACTGGACATATTACTCATGAGAGAATGTTTGAGAAAAATTGAAAAAGAATAAGTGAAGCAGAATACTTTGACTTACATATAGTAGAAATGTTCTCTGATGGTTGGCATCAAATAGTTACTAAGGCAGAGATTGCTGAATTTTCTTTTGTTACAATACCATCAAATAGATCAGCTGTACTAAGAAATAGTCTAGCAGAGGAATATGCAGAGCGAAAAGGTTTGGATAAAAATGAAGTTCTTAAAAACATTAAAGAAATGAAACTGAACGAAACTACAGAAGTAGTAGAAACTGGAGATCCAGTTTCGGAAGTGGTTGCAGAGCCAGAAGTTGTCCCAGCAATTGAAGGTAATGCGGTAGAGGTAGAAACTAATGAAGTAGCTACTCTCTCTGCTAAAATAGCAGAGATGGAAACAAACTTCGCTAGTAAACTATCAGAGGTAGAATCTAATCATGCAAAAGTTATTGCAGATATGGAAACAAACTTCGCTACAAGACTAGAACAAGCTACAGAGGCTATTCGAAGCGAAGAGCGAAACTCACTTGCAAAAGTTGTTACTGAAGGAGCACACAGTAATGTAAAAACCGCTGAACAATTTCGGGCTAAATACGCCTAGTATATATAATTTTTCATTATGAAAGAAAATTTAATTTATAATGCAATCGCACTCGCTCATGCACAAAAGCAAGGAGGAACATTCCTTTCAGAGTTCGAAGATGTATTAAAAAATGCAGGGGAAGGGCTAACAGTTTCAAAGCTCCTTCAACTATCAGGAAAGGATTTCCTTTCTCGAAACAACGCAATGGCTACTACTGAAACAGCTTTCGGTAAAGAATTCGTAGAGGAACGAGTTTTGTCTAGCGAACTTATTGACCGACTAAAGTCTTCAGAGTCAGTATTCGTAAAAGCAATGCTTCGATCTATGGGAGCAAACGAACAAGCATTCCCAGTAAAGGGAGTACGAATTCGAATGCGAGCAGGTACAGAAACAGTTGCAAATCCAACAGGAGGAGCAGTTGCTGCACAAACTAAACAAGCAGGTACTGCAGAATTGGTACTTAAAGCTAAGAAACTTATTGTTACTGTATATTACAGCGATGAACTCGTTGAGGATTCATTGGTAGGTATTGCTGCATATGTTCTTGGAGAACTTCAAGAAGCATTCGAGCGATCACTTCATGAGATTATTCTCAATGGAGACGAAGCAATCGGAGCAAATGTAAATATCAATATTATTGATGGAAATACATCAGCACTTCCAGACGGAAACTCTACAGACGCACTTCTCCATGACGGAGCAAGAAAAGTTGCTATTGCAACAGCTTCAGTAGTAAATGCAACTGGTGCTTTGTCAGTAGCTCACATTCGAGCTGCACGAGCTAAGATGGGACTTAAAGGAGTAGATCCTTCAAATCTTGTTATCGTACCGGACCAAGATACTTATTTCTCTATTATGAACCTTTCAGAGGTTGAAACCATTGAGAAATTCGGAGACGCAGCTACTATCAAGAACGGACAACTCTCTGCTATTGATGGTATCCAAATCGTAAACCGAGAAGAGCTAGGACGAACTACTGCTACTGGAGAAATTTCAGCTACTGCTGCAAATAACACTAAGGGGCAAATCGTTCTTATCCATATGCCTTCTATGAATGTAGGTATTCGACGAGGACTCACAACAGAGACTTCTCGATATGCAGAAACTCAACAGACAGGTATTACAGCTTCAGCACGAATTGCAGTAAAGTTTGATAATACTCAAAATACTCTAAAACCTACTGCACCTGCTGCACTTATCGTAAACATCTAATATGCTACTATATTCGATGGAACTACCAGATAACTATGAACTAGAACTATTGGGACAGCCTCGGAAAGCATATAGAAAAGGAGAAAAGGTACTTGTTCATTCGAGCGAGTACCTTCGTCTTCTACGAATGGGGCTAGTAGAAGTAGGATCTAAGGAAATAAAACATTCTGATATTTTTGCAATAGAAAGCAAAAAGAAATAACACTATACTATGATAACTCTCGCACAAGTCAAAGACTACCTAGGAATTGTTTGAAATGATTATGACACTCGCCTACAATCTATAATTGATGAATGCGAGAGTTTTGTTTTTAATCAAATATGAGATATAAGCCTTTGAACAAAGACCGAGCTTATATCACTATCACAATTGCTACAAAAGCATAATATATTACCATTTTCTTGCCCAAAAGTTACTCGTATAGATATGATTGATTGAGTAGACTTTACAGCAAAGGTAAATGGTATTGATTATCTATTACTCGAAGATGGTACAGCACAGGTAAAGGATCTATTATCATATGTAACTAGAACATTCTCATATTTTCCAATTACATATCAAGCAGGGTATGCAACAATACCTTCAGATATTATAGGGGCAATGTCAGAGTCAATTGGAAAGATATTCGCAACAGAAATGGGAAAAGAAATATCTAAAGAGCAACTAGGACCAAGAATGGTTGAATTTGCAGTATGAGGTACAACAAATGGAGTACAAATAAAACCATCTGATGTACTTGCAAAGAAAATAAGCAAATATATTCCATTACACCTTAGAGTATGGTAAGATTTCGAAACTATTCGGCCACAGTATATACTTTTGGCACTTCGGTAGTATGATGAAGCCTTATTCAATCTAAAGTTGTAAAATACGCAAATATTCGTATCTGATTATGGGGTGTACAAAGAAACTATGATTGAAACTCACTATGAGTACAGGTTGATCAGAATTGATGGGAAGCAAATCTGGATAAAATACATGAGGTAGAAATATGAGATATATTTGAAATAAAAGGTAAAACATACAAAGTGGATAAAGTTATTGAGCATTGTAACTACGCATGATACCTAGATAATTACCAAGTATTCCTATCTAAAACAGAATAAAATGTCAACTTTTGCACAAAACATAGGTAAATACCTAGAAAATCAAGCCGTAATTGCAGTAGAAGATACTCTAAATGAGCTTTATATAGAAATAGTGCGAAAGACTCCAGTAGACACATGAACATATCTCAAACAGAATAAAAAGAGGCCTATACGGATAGAGAATGATAAAGTTATAGGCGAAGTAGTAAATGAATGAGAATACAGCGAGAGAGTTGAATATGGTTTCAGAAGTACGGCGGTAAATTGGCATATGAATGATGGAACTATATTTAGAAATATATGAGCAAACACATATCAAAGAGCTATTCTAAAAGTAAAAGATAGATTTATAAAACGGCTAAAATGATAGTAAATATTTGAAGTCAATTTGGCAAGATAGCCACTCACATAGCAACACTTGGATTATCTTTTCCAGTATATGCAGGCCGACCAGTAACCAATATAGATACCAAGTATTCTTATTTTCAGCTTGTATCTAACTCGGAGAGAGTATGAGATGACTGAATAGGAACAAGGATAAAAAGATGAGTTATTGAATTTGTTTTTATAAATGCAAAAGATACTCCAGATTATCAACTCTATGAAATGCTCGATGAATTCTCAAATAAATTCTGTATATTCGTACCATGAGCAAGATTGGACCTTCCAGACTTCCGGATCATATGAATAGTAGAATGACAGCAGAGTGGAGTACTTCGAGATACGAACTGATTGCCATTTATATCAGCAGAATACTATGTGAACTACAACTATATCAACTCGTAAACAAAACCCTATTTTTACAGTATAATAGGCAGGAAGATACACTGGGAAGTATCTATAATAATTTTAATAAAAACCATTTATGGGAGTACTAGACCTTACAAAAAACAGCCTTTCTTGAGAAGTAGGAACTGGTAAATTGTACATTGCTGCAAACTACGCAGGAACTACTTTTGATGACGGAAATGGAACAAATGAAGACGAAGCTATTGCAGCTCTTGAACTTCTTACCTATGGAGATGTTGGATATTTTGAAAACTTCGAAATTTCAGCTTCTACAGGAGAAGAAAGGATTATTCTTACTGACTATTGTTCAGTAGGGGAAGTATCACGAAAGACTGAAACAGTATTCGGATTTTCTGTTGATCTTCAAGAAATTCTTGAAATGAGCAATTTCGCTAAAATCTTTGATGCTACTCTCAATACTACCCAAGCAGGGCAGGAGATTATCGGAAAGAAGCGAGCTATGAAGACAAATACTTACAAACTATTCAAGTTTGAGACTTGTCCAGTAGGTGGAAAGAAAAATACATTCTACTTTGTAAAATGTGTACGAACTGGAGATACATCTATGCCATTTACTAACCTCAACCGAGATGACCTCGCTGGAGTTACAATTGAATTTGAAGTATCACAAGGTGGAAACTTCTTTGTAAAGAAAGAGATTTAATTAAAGCTTTAACCTCTTAATCCTCCCTTTATTGGGGGGATTTTTCGTTCAAAAAACGATTTAAAAAGTATAATAAAAGTATGAAAAATCTAGAACTTCCTCCAAGAAAAACATTCGAACAAGACTTTCTCACGAAAGACGGAAAGAAACTATTTACTATCACATATAAACAGGCAACTCTAATGGAGTATTTCGAATATCAATGACTTACTGATGATGAGAAAGTACTATTTATATATGGAATAATTCATAATCAATGCCCTCTCACAAAGTTTGAAAAGATATTAAGAATACTAGTGCCTAAATGGAGAGGAAAGATGGAAAGGAATATTGATGTTTGAAATGTAGCAATGAATATTATAGCAAATATGTTTAGATCATATAAATCAATATTCGAATGATCCGTAAGTAACAATAACTCAAAGAGAGATGAGATTTGACTCCCTGCATTTAATTTGCTAACTGTATGCAACGAATACTCTACACCTCTTCAGGACCTGCTAGAAAACTTTACTATAGAACAATATATATGGCTTATGGATTGAATAATATATAAGAATAATCTACAATCAAAAGAGTGACAGTTTATGAACGGACAAGCTCTAAAAGATAAGGAAGCTATAAAAAGAAGAGCCGAAGAAACTCGTAAAGCCTTTAATCAATAATTATGCCAATAGAAAAAGTAACCGCCCAGATAGTGGCCGAGGTAGATAAGAACTCTATCAAACAATCAGAACAGGAAATGCAAAGGCTAAAATCTCCAATATCTATAAAGATGGCGGTAGATTTATGAACTCTCCGAAGAGAGCTAGAACTTGTAAAAGCTCAAATAAAGACTGCAGAGAAAGCATGAGATACAACACTATCTCTAAAACTTAGATGAGACGCAGAATTACTGAAGAAGTCAATTACACAGGCAAATAGAGAGCTTATAAACTTTGTTCGTACATGAGACAAAGAAATATCAGTATTAGGAAAGATGTTTGATAAAGTTTGAATGGATATAAACTCATGATTTTGAAAAGTATTATCAGCAATATCCGGATCATTTGTTCAAACAGTATCATCATGACTTAATTCAGTAGGACTAGCAGCAACAAGTACAGGTGTAAAATTCAATCAGATGGCGGAACAATCTAGAGCAGCATGATTGAGTCTATCATCTGCATTCGCTCCAACAGCACTTGCAGCAATAGGTGCATGATTTCTAGCTCTATGAGTACAGGCTCTATCACTATGAGATAAATATGAGCAATCAGCAATATCATTTAGAGTTATGCTATGAAGTGCAGAAGAGTCTAAAAAACTACTTGCTGACCTTTCAGCATTTGCTGCTACAACACCATTTGAAATTGGTTGAATACGAGATAGTGCAAAACAACTACTCGCATTCGGTATATGAGCAAGAGATTTAATCCCAACTCTTAAAATATTGTGAGATGTAGCCTCTGGTACATGAGTACCACTTGGACAGATTGCATATGCTTATGGTCAAGTACGAACAGCAAACCAGCTATATGCGTCAGAGCTTAGGCAATTTACACAGGCATGAGTACCACTCCTTGCAGAGCTTGCTCGTATGTATTGAGTAACAGAAGCAGAAGCAAAGAAAATGGTAGAATCTGGTGTAGTATGATTTTGAGATGTAGAAAAAGCATTTACTAATATGACATGAGAAGGTGGAAAATTCTTTAATCTTATGTCAGAGCAATCAACAACATTAACAGGTAAAATATCAAACTTAAAAGACTCTTTTAATATTTTTCTTGAAGAGGTTTGATTTAATATGATTTGATTTGCAAAGTGATTTATAGACGCATTGTTATTCATACTAACAGAATCTAGAAAAACTGCAGCATGACTAAAATGAATATTTCTTCTTATATCTCTATCAGTACAGCTTGCAATATCAAAGTCAGTATGATATTTTAAAGCATTCATATCTTCTCTAGTTATCATGTGATTAAGTATAAAATCAGTAGCGTGATTTATTACAGATAATTTTTGAACTCTAGCAGATAATGTATGAATTGCATTTCGAAGAGTACCAGCACTCATATCTAAAGCTCTAAATTCTTGATTAAAGAAGATTGAAGACTTTATAAATAGTGCATGATCACAGGTAAACTCATTTGCAAAATGACTATGATTTGAATGAGACCTTGTACAAAAGATAACATTTAAGCCTATATTTGATGATGGTTGAGTAAAAGAAGCATTCAAAGCATTCAAAGATATTAATACATGAGAGATAACAAAAGAATTTCAGAATATAAATTCAGCACTAGAGAGAGAGCAGTCTACAAGAGAGGCATTAATAAAGAGAACAGAGGAGCAATTGTCACAAATAATAAAGCCATCACAAACAGGAACTGTAGATACAGCTTTCAAAAAAGAAGCAGATACTGCCTCTAAATGAGCTATAAGTGTAGAAAATTCAATAGGGCAACTAAATAGTAAACTAAAACTACTTAAAGATAGGCTTGAATGAATGGAAATAGGATCTGCAGCTTTCAATAAGACAAAGAGTGAAATTGAAGCACTAGAAAAGAGAATAGCTTCAGCAACAAAGACAGCAGAGGTTGCAAAATGAGGTGGTAAAGCAAAAGCAGATAAGACAGCACAAACTACAATAAAATCAGAAGAAGATATACAAAAGAAACGATTCACAATGCAACAAGACGCAAAAGAATTTGTGAAGAAAACACTCGCAAGTGAATTACAAGTACGAGAAGAGAGTGCAAGAAAATCAAAAGAATCTATTGATAAGATAAAGAATGCACTACTTGATTATGAGCAAGTACAAAAACAAGTAACTGAAGTACAAAAAGACTCTTCAGAGAAGATAGCAGAAAGATACCAAGCAATATCAGATAAGATAAAGTGACTCACAGAGGACTCTTCACGATACTCGATTGAAGTACAATCATTTGCAAATAGATTATGAGACCTTGCTTTTGATAGCTCATTTAATGCACAAACACTCACAGCAGGTTGACTTGATATTCCTATTGAAGATATACGAAACTATCTAAAAAACCAAAGAGAGGTTGTTGCACTACAGAAAGAGAAGGCAGTAGCAAAAGAGAATACAACAAAGGCAGAAATAGACAAAGCTGGACTATCTGAAACGGAACGGATTATATTAGAGAGAGACGCAAAATTAAAGGACCTTGAAGCAGAAAAACTACTTGTACAACAAAAGACATGAATAAAAGAGGCAGAGGCAGCATGATTACTAGCTATAGAACAAGACAGGTATCTAAAATCAGTAAATGCAATAACAGCATATAAAGAAACTGTAGATACTATTGAGAATCAAATTACTCTTGCGGTAAGAAATCAAACAGCACAAAGAATAGTGGCCTATGAGAGAGAAGAGGCAGCAGCAAGAAAACTACTCATGACAAGAATGTCACTATCAAGTGGTACAACATGAGAAGCCTCTAGCACAACAGTAAATAATACTCCAACTATTATAGTAAATGCAACAGTAGGTAGTAATGTAGATATATCTAACCTATCTAAGACACTTGCAAAGGAAGTACAATTATCAGCTAAATGAATTAACAAATAATGAACACTCTACTCAATACGCAGCTTATAAATTATGCAGCACAGCACACTCTCGAAAATCTTGGCAGTGTGTATCTTTGAACACAGCCACTTATGGAAATGTGTTCATGAGAAACTTCTGGAGTTATGATACAAGAGATGAATGTATTTGACATTGTAGCAGAGATTAACTCATATAACTCTACCATGACAGATTGAGGTGGAGTATTGAATAAAAGGTATCCGAATAAATCAATTTCAATAAGATTATTTATACAGGGAACAAGCTATAATGATCTAGTATCTAAAATAGATACTTTAAAATTAAAAACTTCATGAGATGAAATTGATTTTTGAATTTCTGTATGAGGTACAATAAGAATATATAAAGCAACAGTAGAGTCTATTAGAGTACCAAAGATAACAAAGCTCCAGGACTATGTGGAAGATGTGGAAATGAGCCTTCTTATAACATCTCCTCTATGGAGTATTCCAGCTGTGGCAGAGACTCGACTATGACTCACAAGTGATATAGACTTATTCATGATAAATGAATGAACTTACACTTCTTTCCCTGTATTCTATTTTATTGCAAATACCTCGTGCAATATTACGAATATATCTATCACAATAAAGAAGGTATGAGAGGTAAACGGATATACAATCACTATACCTACAACATTTGTGAATTGAGATGTAATAATCGCAGATTTTGTGAATAAATCTATAAAGAAGAATTGAACTGATATAAACTTCTCTTGAATTATGAGGCCATTATTTGTTGGATCAAACACAATCAATCTTGATTTTACAGGTACAATAGCGGTGGACACAACTCTCGTATATAATCCAACTTATTTATAATGAAATCATTTGAATTAAAACTGTATTCCAGAGATGGAATATTCAAAAAACAAATCAATCCAAAAACTATATCATCTGATATATCTTTTAGTGAAGAATTGAATGGTGGGCAATGAGAATTGACATTGAATATAGTATGAGAAGAAAATGACTATATTCTTTCAGATATTATAGAAATAAGAGAGGTTGATGATGATAATTATACAA